GTGGTGCAAAGAGGCTGTCAGATTTAGATGACGTTGTTATAACAGACCTTTCTGACCTTGACGTTTTGCAGTATAACGCATCAACATCAAAATGGATAAATACCGCTGGTGTTTTTGATGGCGGAGCTTATTAAGATATTAACCCCGCTATATAGCAATAAAGGGAAGCCAAATGGCATTGATGAAGTTTAAGCGCAGCGCGGTTCCAGCCAAGGTTCCAAGTATTGCAGACCTTGCATTAGGTGAGCTTGCTATCAACACCTATGACGGCAAGCTGTATCTTAAAAAAGATAATGGAACACAAAGCGTCGTTGAGATTGGCGCAGGCGGTGGCGGCGGTTCTGGAACTGTCACAAGCGTATCAGGCACGGGCAGTGTTAGCGGATTAACGCTTACAGGCACAGTTACTACATCTGGCTCACTTACCCTTGGCGGCACGTTGGCGCTCACATCTGGCGACATCACAAGCGGCTTGGGCTATACGCCAGCAACGGCAGCGCAAGGTGCTAAAGCTGACACTGCCGTTCAAACCATTGCATCAACTGACGGCTCTGTAACCATTACGGGAACTACGGCGATAGACTTATCGGTTGCTGTCGCTGGTTCAACTTCAAACGTCCTGCTGCCTGTTCGCAATACCACGGGCGCAACGCTCACAAAAGGCACTGCGGTATATATCAGCGGGGCCACTGGTCAGATTTCCACTGTCAGCAAGGCAATCGCAACCAGTGACCCAACGTCAGCACAAACATTGGGATTGGTCACAGCCAACATTGCCAACAACGCCAATGGCAACGTGACGCTCATTGGAACCATTACCAACATTGATACCTCTGCATACACAGATGGTCAGCAGCTTTATCTCAGCCCAACAACGGCTGGAACACTGACGGCAACTAAGCCTTATGCGCCACAGCATTTGGTTTACATGGCTGTCGTGGAACACGCTCACCCATCGCAGGGTAAGCTATTCGTTAAAGTCCAAAACGGCTATGAAATGGACGAGCTTCACGATGTATCAGCGCAATCGCCAGCGAACAACGATGGCCTATTCTTCAACACATCGACAAGCCTGTGGGAAAAGAAGTCGATTGTAACGGCGCTTGGATATACGCCTTACAATGCCACCAACCCTGCTGGATACACCACAAATGTCGGCACTGTCACATCGGTAAGCGGCACTGGCACAGTCAGCGGATTGACGCTCACAGGCAGCGTCACCAGCAGCGGCTCATTGACGCTTGGCGGCACATTAACGCTAACATCTGGCAATGTCACCACTGCGCTTGGCTACACGCCTTATAACGCAACAAACCCCGCTGGATACATTACTTCATCAGCATTGACGCCTTATGCGCTGTTGTCCGGTGCTGCATTTACAGGAAATGTAACCACAACGGGAAATGTCGGGATTGGGACAAATTCGCCAGCGGTAAAGCTAGACGTAAATGGCAGCATAAACTTTGGTCAGACACTGATAAGTGGAGGTGGCGTCAGCACTGGGGACTGCGCCTTTGAACTTGGCGGCAATCGCTCTGGCTCTGGTAACTCCTACATTGACCTTCACAGCGCATCAGGAACTGATTTTGAAAGCCGTATCATCCGCTATGGCGGCACAAACGGCGGTATGGATATAATCAATTCTGGCACAGGCGGAATGGTGCTTTCAGTGTCCGGCGCTGCTCCTGTGACATTCCAGACCAACAGCACTGAGCGGATGCGCGTTGGCTCAAACGGCGGTGTTGCCATCGGTGGCACTGCCACTGACGCAACATTGCACATTCAGTCTGCTGTTGGTGGATATAACCGCCTGACCCAAATGGCCCCGTCTGGGACTTCAAAAGACGCTTTCAATATCATGGCTGCCAAAAATAGCGGCGGCTCTGATTTGTGGTGGTCTTGGGGCGTGGACACCAGCAACCGCTGGCGCATCAACCAAGGTCTTGGCTTTGCCAATAATGGCGTCATCATGGATGATGTTGGGCAGATTACCAGCGCGGATGTGGCTGCTGCTTTTGGTTACAAGGGACTGCCACAGAACCAGCGGACATCAGCCTACACGCTGGCCCTCTCCGATATTGGAAAGCACCTTTATGTAACCGCTGGCGCATTTGCCGTGACCATCCCTGCTGACGGGACGCTCAACTTTCCAGTTGGCGCTGCCACAACCTTTGTTTGTGAGGATGCTGCGAAAACCATTGTTCCCGCATCTGGCGTTACACTTGTGCTGGCTGGCACTGGCGCAGCGACCACAGGGACGCGAACTTTGGCAATTGGTTCGGTTGCAACACTCATTAAGGTTCAAGCTAATCGCTGGTATATCTCCGGCGCAGGGGTCACCTAATGACTGGTATAATGTGCGCGATGCTTGGTGCGGCTGGCGCGTCCGGCGCGTCTGGATTTTCAGGAACCGCCACGCTCAACTCTGGATACGCGCCTTATGACATTAGTTTTGATGTTTATAGGTATAACGGCTATGACAATGGTTATCGCCTGAACGCCTTTGGAAGCATGAGCAATTATAACTTCGGGCAGGGGAAGACGACCACTCGCCTTGCGGGAGCCTATTTAGAATTTTACGCTAATGGGTCTTTGCTTTTTACATCCCAAGGAATTTACCTTCGTATAACCACGGCTGTTCCTAATTCTGGATGGTCTTCCATAAATATAGGTGGAACGACGCTGTTACGCACAAACGCATCGTATACAACTGGCGATGACAATGGGCCATACACTGAATGGGGTTGGTCTGGTTCTAGCCCAAGCATAGCTGGGTTCTCCGGCTCTCGTTCTGTTTCGTGGGGATGATTTTATGATTGTAAACATCACATACCCAGCCAATCGTTCTCAATGGTATGCCAAAGGGCGCTTTGATGATGGAACATATTTCGAGATGCCAGCGGAATTTGCGCCAGACGGCACTTGTGATATTCCAGCAACCGAAGAAAAAGTCGAACAACTTGAAATGGTGCTAAAGGCACGAAAAATGAAGGAAAACGGACAATGACAATTACGAAAACTTGGGCCGTCGCGCAAATGGACGCTTACCCTGAATATGAAGGCCAAGCCGATGTTGTGTTTGGCATCCATTGGACGCTGACTGCAAGTGAAGGTGTCCATCAGGCTCAAATATATGGCTCTCATAATATGACATTGGAACTTGATGAACCGTTTACGCCATATAGCGAACTTACTGAAGAACAGGTTATTGATTGGCTCTTTGCTGCCATTGGTTCAGAACAAGTCGCGGCTTTTGAAGCCAATGTTGAGCAGCAACTTCAAGATATAATCAACCCAACCGTTGTTTCTCCGCCTCTGCCTTGGTCTGGTGAATAACTGAAAAACAAATGATATGAACGTATCGGACAAACTCCTTGACCTTTTGACTATCAGGCAGCTTCTTTTGGAGCGGATTATTGCTGGCGAAAACATTGCGTTGAACAAGCAACTGGATAGCATTGCTGCGGAAATCACCAAGGCGCTAAAAGGCAAAGAGCTAACTGAATATCAGGGCAAACGTCTTGATAAGGCAATAGCAGAGCTAACTAGCATCATGAAGCTGGATGCGCCTGACCTTGCTGGCATCGCTACATCTGAAGCGTCATTTATGAACGGCGCGTTCGCCAGTGTAGGCATTGACGCTGTATTGCCAGCCACAAGCGTTATCGCAGAGATAGCCAAGTCATCGCTCACGCAGGGCGCTACCATTGGCAGTTGGTTTAGCCAATTAAACGAAACCACACGTTTCAACATTAACCGCGCTGTGAAGAATGGCGTTAGCCTTGGCTTGACCAATGCACAGATTGCCAAGTCAATCATGGGGACTGGTGACAAAGGCAGTGAGCCTATGGCCAAGGCACGGCGCGATGCAATGGCTATTACACGCACAGCAACGCAGACTGTGGCTAATGACGTTCGCATGGCAAGCTATATGGAGAACGCTGACATAATCAAGGCAGTGCAATGGGTATCAACACTGGATAGCCGCACAACTGAAATATGTATGGCGCGTTCTGGCAAGACTTGGACATTTCCAGACTTCAAGCCCATCGGCCACAATATACCGTGGAATGGTGGGCCACCTGCACACTGGGCTTGCCGTTCAACATCTATTCCCGTTACGCGCTCAATGGCAGAGATAACGGGCAAGGCTGAAGACCAAATTGCGCCGCGCACCCGTGCAAGCATGGATGGGGCTGTAGCCCAAGACTTAACTTTTGACCAATTCCTAAAGAACAAGCCACCTGCTTTTGCTGACGAAATGCTAGGCAAGGGCCGCGCTGAACTTTGGCGGTCAGGCAAGATAACTTTAAGCCAGCTATTAGACCAGCGCGGCAATCCTTTGTCATTAACCCAATTAGAAAGCAAATACGGTAAACCATGACGTTATAGTCAAACATTTCTAAATGTGTTAATAGCAAGCTAACGCGGAGGCAGAGCCAAAGCGCAAACCGCCCCAGAGGGGCAACAAAGTCCAGAGGACAAACCTATGAGTGAAGATAAAATTGCAGAGTTAGAAGCGGCGATTGAGGTTCTTAGCGCAAAGAATAATCAGTTGCTGGGTGAAGTGAAGGTAGCAAAGGCGAAAGCCAAAGGTGCTGAAATAGACCCCGCCGAATACGCAGCATTGCAGAATGAAAATGAAATGCTGAAATCGGAGCTAACCAAGACCACAAAGGAAAGTGCCAAAGCGATTGAAACATTGAATGCCAATTTGTCTGAGAAAGACGGAGCGTTGCAATCATACTTAATCGACAATGGACTTAACGATGCGATGCTGAAAGCAGGTATCAAGCCAGAATTTATGTCGGCTGCAAAGGCGATGTTAAAGGCTAATACCAAGGTGACGGCAGAGAATGGTCAATATTCCGCACTCATGGGTGACAAACCGTTGTTTGATGCGATTACTGAATGGGCCGCTAGTGACGAAGGCAAGCACTTCGTTTCTGCTCCCGCAAATTCTGGTGGTGGAGCCACTGGCGGAAACAGCAATGGCGCACCTATTGCACCCAAGGGTAACCTTGGCGGCGATAAAGGGCAGCGGGTAAACGCAATTAAAAATATGTTCCCTGATTTAGCATAAGGATTTTAAATTATGTCACTTTCGCAAATGAAAGTATTTAACGAATACGTCATGCCAGCCACCATTGAGACATTGGCTCAAATGGTTGACAAGTTTAACGGTGCATCCAACGGCGCAATCCGTTTGACCACTACTGGTTTTGACGGCGACTTCTATCAAGAAAGCTTCTTCGCTGCCGTGCATAGCGCACAGCGCCGCGTTGACCGTTATGCTTCGCAAGCATCGGCAACTGCTACTGACCTCACGCAGCTTCAGTTGAACGGCGTAAAGGTTGCTGGTGGTTTCGGCCCAATCCGCTTTGAGCCTTCGCAGCTTACATGGTTGCAGAAGCCTACATCGGAAGGCATTGAAGTTGCATCGCGTAACTTTGCTGAAGCTCTGATGGCTGACCAGTTGAACACTGCAATCGCTGCACTTGCTGCCGCAATCAGCAACCAAGGCGCTGCAACGACTGTTGACGTTTCCGGCACTGGTGCTGTGACCTATGGCACAATGAACAGCGCGAACGCTTTGTTTGGTGACAATTCGTCGAGCATCGTTGCTAACGTCATGAACGGCGATAGCTATCACAAGCTCATCGGTCAGAACATCACTAACGGCGCACAGTTGTTCGTCGCACAGAATGTTCAAGTTGTAGACATCCTTGGCCGTCCTGTCATCGTGACTGACGCTCCTGCTTTGTTTGCCGCTGGCACACCAAACAAGAACAAGGTTCTTGGCCTCGCTGACAGCGCAGCTATCGT